GCTGTTTTGAAGAAGTTGTCAGAAGGTTGGATACCACCTGAGAATGTGACAGAGAATATGTATAAGGATATTCAATCAAATAAAAATAAATATCCTGATTATTTAGTTGGTTATGTAGGATTCCAATTGTCATATGGTGGCAAATGGTTTGGCGGTTACAGAAGAGATAGAGTTGGTAAACGAAATTATTCCTTAGAAGCATACAATAATACAGTAAAACAAATTCCAAATCTTAAAAATATTCAATTCAAAGAATATGATTTCCGAGAACTTCCATTAAATAAAATTAAAAACTATGTTATCTATTGTGACATTCCTTATAAAGATACAACTAAATATTCAACAGGTGGATTTCCATATGAAGAATTTTATGAGTGGGTGAAGAAGGCAAGTAAGGATAATATTGTTCTGATTAGTGAGTACAACATGCCAGAAGAATTTACTTGCATTTGGCAGAAAGAAACAAAGACGCTTTTGAATAGTAATAAAGAGAAAAGCGATGATAAAAATATCAGAATTGAAAAATTGTTTACATATAGATGCGAGAAATAAAATCCAATGAATCTCGCATTTCACAAGGAGGCAAAATATTGAGGATTGGTGACAAAGAAAATGTTAATAAAATCACACTCAGACATAAGGGCAGAGATATTAAATTTGAATGTTTTATCAAACCATTTCCTTACGCAGAAAGATTGGATTTAAAAGAAAAAGATCCAGTTGAGATTGTTTTTGATGATTTGACAGAAGTAGATGCATTAATTGATATGTTAAAAAGATTCAAACAGGAGTCACAGGAATATATGGGCGTTTGGAAGAGGAGTGGAAATTAAGTGGATATTTATAATACAAAACGAAGAAAAATTAAATGTGTTAGAAACGATGATGACGTATGGGGTGGTGGCGGTGAAAATCATCACTTATTGGAAGTTGGTAAAGAATATACATTGGAAGATATTATTGTTCATTCTTGGCACACAATTGTTTATATAGAAGAATTCCCAGATGTGGAATTTAATAGTGTTGCATTTGAAGAAATTGATTAGGAGAACGATACTATGATTTGTGAAAAATGTAATTGTAAAGATGATTGTGGCTGGTATGCTTCTTACAAGAGAATTGTAGACGAGATTTATCTTGGTATTGGAACTGATAATACACTTGGAAGAGCATTATTAGCAACTGTAAATGATAATAGTTTGGAAGATTGTGAATATTTTAAATCAACAATTTGACAATAAACCTGTCTTTCATTGAGTTGCAAAAATCAAGTAGAGAATATATAAGTGGAGGTAATTAATGGATGAATTAAAAACAACTAAAAGTGTGGAGTCTGAATTAACTCCACAGCAGTATTTTGAACAGATTAAGGACAAGAAGTATACAGTATCTTCAGATGACTTAAAGAAAATCTATGAGAACTGTTTGGAACTTGCGAACAAGTATAGAATTACAGGTCAGATTAGAGGACTCAGAAAGATTCTTTTCTGTATGGAATCAATCGAAAAAGAGCAGAAACTTGTGGATATGGGAATTACAACTTTTGTATATAAGGATGATATTGATTTTTACATTGATACTGTGGCAAATACAAGAAATCGAAGCGATAGACCAATTAAGATCATTGAGTTGGAAAGATATGAGAGAGAAATTCCTGACGAGATTGTAGATGTGATCGACAAAACCAAAGAGTTATTCGACCAGATGTATATTGTCTATACAGATTATACAGGAAAAGAAGAAAGAAAAATAGAAGCTGAGAAGAAAGAAAAAGATCCTATTCTATTTGGTACATTCCAGGACAGAAGTAAAAAGGTTTGTATCGACAGATTCTATTATCTTGGAGATTGGGTTGATGAATTCTGTGATTTGACTCTTGATAAAATGATTAATAAAACTGAAAAAATGGGTAGAAATATTATTAGAACAATCAATACACCAAAAGATGTGCAGGAATTAAGAGAATATATAGACGCACACTATGAGGTAGAGAAAGATAGTATTTCTAAAATTGTTAGAAGAGCTGATGCTGATCTGAAACCCAAATCCAATATTTTCTCTAAAGTGAAAACAATATTTACAAGAGGTAAGTAATTATGATTCATGATTTGACTGCGAATAATGATTTCCATAGTGAAGAATTTGGTTTTCTAGGAAGATGGAATAGTATTCTTGAAAACGCAAGAGATAATGATGAGCTTACACCACCTTACGAAGAAATTGTATTGACAGGCAGTGGGTTTGATAGAGAACATAAACGTTACATTCTTGATTATGAGAGTGATACAAAAAATATGTGTGACTGTTGTGGTGCTCCAATTAGGATAATACCTTGGGATTTTGAAGAGAATAAAACATTGTGTCCTGAGTGTGAAAAATTCCTTGAAGAACAATTTACTCCGAAAGAGGATGGAACGCTTTTAGAACAAATTGTTGATGATAGTTTTAGAGTCAGGGTTAGAAAGCCTTGGGATATGGATGAAATTGAGAGGGTATCAGCAATAAATAATGTGCTTTTATGGGATTAAAACAAGTAGTCCCAAACGTTATATAACAATGGGATAGAGGTTACGGTTCTTAACCAGTTACTTATGGTAACAAATGGTCAAATTTAATGACCAATGAATCCGACATTTCTTCAGAAGAAAACAGAGAATATATAAATAGGAACTTATAAAGTTCTCATAAGACAGAAACAGCAAATTAGTAAGTAAAACAAGAGAATAATTATATAAAGATAAAATGCAATTATGAATTCTGTCTAGTAAGTACAAAAGGCGATTACAGCAAATATTATACATATTATCAAAAGGATGAAAATATTTATATCGCCTTGACAACGCTTTGTGGTGTAACAGGTAACACACTAAATTGAGTTTTGATAAAAACTTAAACTGCGATTTTATTCGACTGGTTAATCGAGTGTTCTCAGTTCAAATCTGAGCGAAGCGATTTAGGTTCAAACAGCAATATTTTAACAAGTAAATGGAGAATAATGTTATAGAACCTAGTAAATAAGAGACACATACAGCAAAATTTAATGCATATAATTTGGGATTATAATAGCAAAAAATGTGTCTCGCATACGGAAGAATAGGGAAGTGGTCAAACCCAAGAGAATGAAAATGTGTTTAGAAAAAACACTAACAGCAATAGAGACTGTAAATCTCTCGCATAATGCTTCGATGGTTCAAATCCATTCCTCTTCCATTCTCACCATAGTTAGTCCCATTAGCTAACGCAGCTAAACCGCCAGGGACGGCGGTGGCTATGGTGATACCACACTGGATGGTGCAATGGTAGCACATCACATCTATATTATAGTGGTTAGAAAATAATCATTAACAGCAATTTTGATGATGGAAAATGCCAAGTGATGACCAAGGTTCGATTCCTTGCCCAGTGATTAAGACGGATACAGCAATATTATGGCTCAAACTTTTAATTTGAATACCAATCCGTCTTGATTTGAGGATGTAGCTCAACTGGTAGAGCACGTATAAGGTAACGTGTCTTGTCAAAGACGTAAACAGCAATTTTTCTAATTGCATGAGGCGCACGTTGTTGTAGGTTCGAGTCCTGCCATCCTCATTAAAGATAGTAACAGCGATTATTTAACAACAGCGGATATTGTTTAATACTATCTTGATTGATTCTAAAGGCAGTAACAGCAATTTTATTGGACAAAACTTTTAATTTTGAACCCAAAACTGCCTTGGAATCAAAGTTACTTATTAAAATAATTTTGATTCAGGAGGAAAGAATTATGTTTATGGATAGTTTGAAAGAAACACTTAACGATGACTTCAATGTATCAGTTACAGAAAATGGAGCAGTTGGATATAAAACAACTGGCAAAGAATTGTTGGATATCAATTTCTCAGTTTCTTCTATGAGAAATATGAGTGAGCAGGAAATTGTAGATAAGTTTATAAAGACATTCTATGAAAACAAACTTTGGGCAGTTAAGTGGTTATTCTATGTAAGAGACGCAAGAGAGGGCGTTGGAGAGAGAAGATTATTTAGGATTTGCATGAAGTATTTAGCTGAAAAACATACAAATATTGCAAAAGCAACACTTAATCTTGTGGCAGAGTATGGAAGATATGATGATTTATTATGTCTTCTTGATACTGATTTAGAGAATAATATTGTGGAGTTATTCAAGAATCAGTTAGATGAAGATATGAAAAACATGAATGATAATAAGCCTATTTCGTTACTTGGAAAGTGGCTACCATCTGCAAATGCTTCATCTAAGGAGACAAAGAGATTAGCACATATCATTATTTCAAAGTTAGGAATTACTGAAAGACAGTACAGAAAAATGTTATCGAAACTTCGTGCTTATCTAAAGGTCGTAGAGGTATCCATGAGTAAGAAAGAATGGGGTGAGATTGATTATTCAGCAGTTCCATCGAGAGCAAATCTGATTTACAATGCAGCATTTCTTAGAAATGATGAAGAGAGAAGACGTGCTTATCTTGAGAGTTTACAGAAAGGTGAAGCAAAAATTAATGCAGGCGTATTGTTTCCACATGACATTGTACATAAATATTGTGAAGGCAGTGGATGGTATCGAGGTATTAAGAATTCAGACGATGTAGCACTTGAAGAAATGTGGAAAGCATTACCTGATTATGTGAATGGAGCTGGCAATACAATCTGTGTTGCTGATGGATCAGGTAGTATGACATCTTCTGTTGGTGGAACAAGAGTTACTGCTTTAGATGTTGCCAATGCTCTTGCAATTTATTTTTCAGAAAAAAGTTCAGGACAGTTTAAGGACAATTACATTACGTTCAGTGAGAATCCACAGCTTGTTGATTTTAGTAATGCGAAGTCTTTAAGAGAAAAAATTGAGATTGCATCTCGCCATTCCGAAGTTGCGAATACAAATATTGAAGCAGTATTTGATTTAATCTTACAGACGGCAATCAATAAGAATATGTCACAGGATGAATTACCACAGAATATCTTAATGCTTTCAGATATGGAATTTGATAGCTGCGTTGGATGCGATGGTGGTAGCAGATGGAGTGTCAATAGACCTACCAAAAGATTATTTGAAGTATTTGCTGAAAGATACGCTGAAAATGGCTACAAATTACCTAGATTAGTATTTTGGAATATTTGTAGCAGAACAGGTACAATTCCAGTAAAAGAGAATGATTTAGGTGTAGCATTAGTTAGTGGCTTCAGTCCTGCAATTGCTAAAATGGTACTTAGTAATAGTACAGATCCCCTCGATTGCTTACTTGAACAGATTAATTCTGAGAGATATGAAGCGGTTGAAAATGCAGTAAAAGATATTGTTGCATAATCATTTAGATACGAACAGCAATTATTTTAATTCTAATAGGCGATGAATAATCGTATCTAGTCTAAAACAAAGGCACTTACAGCAATCTAAAAAACATAAAATTACAAATAAATGGTTAATGGTAAGTGCCTTGTATCTTCTAAGACGCACGCAGCGATTCTTAAAAATATCAAATTGTTAAAAGCTAATAATTTTTAATATAAGCGTCTTGTAATCCAAAATAATGTAGAAAATACACAATATATAGTAGTTTATAAATAGCAATAACCGCTATATATTGTGTTAAATTGAAAGCGATATTTCATTAGGAAGGAAATATTATGGAAGTAAGAAAACATAGGGTAGAAAATAGATGGGTATATGGTGAATATGATTTTTATATTGGAGAAGAATTGGTAGCTCAATTAACTACACAGCTTGTAGGTGTTGATTATGCTTATCTATACTTCCTTCCTAAGATATATAGAGATAATGATAAAACCAGAATTGATTTAAGATACATAACATACGATGAAGCACTAGAAAAAGCTATTAAAATTGTGACAAAGAAGTTGTATTTACAATCAATGAATGTCCTCGATAGTTTAAAAAACATGGAGGTTGAAAGATAGTTATGAGAGCAGAGAATATAGAAGTAATATTTAAAATACCAATTCCAGTAGATAAACCTGATTTGAATGGTGTCATATATTCAAAGGATGCAATCAAAAATGATTACAAAAATGTAAAGAATGTGCCAATTGAGATACCGAATGATAAAGGTAAGTTCTTGCCTATTGGTGTGTGTCAGGAAGCAGAATTAATTGAAGACGAAAATGGTATGCATATTAAAGGTATATGCATCATTTGGCATGGTGGCACAGAGGAAACTGTTGGCATTGAAGATAATAAGGTAACCAGTTTTAATGTGACTGGTATTGGATTTGCGAAAGAGTAGGTGATTGAATGTCAAAAGTAAACTATCGAGTGTGTGATATTTGTGGAAACACATTGAAAAGAGATGTTAGATTTTTAGGTCATATGAATGGTTGTCGAATTTGGAATAAACTATTTAACGGGTTAGATATATGTTATGACTGTCTTTATAAAATTAAGCGATTGTCCATAGATAAGAAAGATGAAGAAAAGTACATAAAAGAAGTTCTTGGTAAAGCAAGAAATTATGATAATCCAGATTTAAAGTCTGCTTATTATGAAGGTATTGAAGATACACTGAATGTTTTGAGTCATAAGAGATTAAAGAATATCAAGATTAAGTAGAGAATATAGAAAGGATAAAAGTGTGAACAGAATTACGATTAATGGCAAAACTATCACTTGCTCAGGAAGTAATGTAGTCATCAATAATGGAAAAGTAGTTGTTGATGGCAAGACTATTCAGGAATGTAGTAGTGGTGATATTAAGGTGGTCATTGAAGGAGATGTAAATAAGATTGATTGCGGTGGATCGGTAGAAGTTCACGGCAATGCAGGAAATATTGATTGTGGTGGCAGTTGTGAAGTTAGTGGAGATGTTAAAGGAGATATAGATGCAGGTGGCTTAGTAACTTGTGGAAATGTATCAGGAGATATTGATGCTGGCGGTAGCGTTAAGTGTAGAAGATAAGGAGAATATTACAATATGAAGATTTTAGCATTAACATTTTTATTCATTTTGGCATTTTTGAGAGTAAGGAATACTCCATGTGCATTAAGCAAAACACTGTGGAAGAACAAAATGATTAAGCAGCTAAAGAATAATGAAAAACAGAATGGTGGTAAACCTTATAGTGATGAAATGCTAGGCGCAACAATCCTTCTCGCATTTTTGATTGAACTGTTTTTAATTATTTTCTACATAGTGTTAGGTAATAAAATTGGAACAACTGAATTTATTATTATGTCTGCACTACAGGTATTTACTTGCTTATGGTGTTTATATGTGAACATTAGTGAGTTCAAGAGTGCATTTTCTTACAATGTTGAGGATCATAAGTTTCATAGATTTCAGTTATTATTTAACTTGATTCTGGATTATGTTTACTATCCATATGCAATTTATATGTTGTTAAAGTAGGAAGAATTTTTGGTTTCTTGGCTTGTAACGAAAACTGTACAATATTTAGGACAAAGGTGATTGATTATGAGAATTGAAGAAAGAGAGTATATTGAACCAGAATCCATAAATGAAGAAATCATAAATGCTATAAATACAGTTAAAGAGTATTGTAGAACACATGAAGAATACGAAGATTGTAGAAGATGTGTTCTTGGAGACGGTATTCATAATTGTGGATGTAGCAGTCCTTATTTATGGGACATAAGAAAGAAATAACAGAGAATATAATAACGTAATTACAATTAAGGAAAGGAAAAACGTTCACATGTGAGTAAAGCTGCGCAGCTACTAATGGTGAACAAAAATTGAGTAATAATACAGAAAAAGATTGGACAGGCAATAAGAATAGTATTTTTAAGACTTTAGGTGCAAGTAATCATACTGATAAGGAAAGACAGAATGAAGATTATTATGCGACAGATCCTATTGCAATTGATGTTTTATTGAAAGATGGTAATGTCACATTTGACAAACCTATCTGGGAATGTTCCTGTGGCGAGGGACATTTATCTGAAAGATTAAAAAGCTTCGGTTATGAAGTTCGTTCCACCGATCTAATTGATAGAGGTTATGGCGAAGGTGGAATTGATTTTCTTACATATAATCAGCCTTGGAATGGCGATATCTTAACAAATCCCCCATACAAATATGCAAAAGAATTTATTGAACATGCAATGACATTAATTCCTGATGGTTGCAGAGTATTTATGTTTCTTAAAGTTCAGTTCCTTGAAGGAAAAGCTCGTAAGGAATTATTTAAGAAGTATCCACCAAAATGCGTTTATGTTTCAAGTAGTCGTATTTTATGTGCAAAAAATGCTCTTTTTGATGAGATGAGAGCAGGTGGTGGTAGTGCGGTCGCTTATGCGTGGTACGAGTTTGAAAAGGGTTATACAGGTGAAAGTAAACTAAAATGGATAAACTAACGCAAAGATTAAATGAAGAGATGAATAGTTGGATTGGTGATTTAGTCACCAATTCTGACTTATCAAGTGAGAAACTATTAAAACAATATTCATATGAGTATTGCATTAAAGAAGAAATTATTAACTATTTTTCAGAGAATATTATATCAGACAACTTTGAAGAATTCTTATTAGATAAAGAAGATACATTATCTTACTTATATGTTGAGTATATGAAAGATGATACGGCAAATATTCATAATGAGATAGAAGGATTTGTAAGTAATCTCTATTATCGACTTAAAGCAATCTCTGAAATGCCCTAAAATCAAGGCTTTTAGAGGTTGAAAAAGGTAAAGAAAACCACGTTTCATTTGGTCATGAAAGTAGGTGAGAAAAATATATTGGGGTTTAAATATTGAAGAATGGGAGTTTAAAAATAATTATGAAGACATCTATTTTCTGCTTCATTGTTTATACAATGCAAAAACTGAGTTATATGACAGAACTCTTACTGATATGAGAAGTAGGTATGATCCGACTGAAGCATTTATAGAGGGCTGGAATAGAAGTAGATCGAATTGGTATTCCAAGAAATTATACGATAAATGTGTGAAATGCATTGAGTTAAAAACAAGAGGTCATTTTGTACACAGACATTGGAAAGAATGCGTTTGGAAGTACGAAGGTCTTTCAGCACAAGGATGGATAAATTTATATCAGCAGTTGATCAAAGAAAATAAATACGACAGTTGGATATTGGAATATATAAAAATAGGAGAATAAATGAATATACAAACAATTGAAGATTTAGGTTATGAAATTCTCATAACTGAGTATATCACTAAAGATGTTCAAAGAAGAACTCACAAGAAAAAGCGTATTAACAAGAAGTGGTTGAAAAGATACGGCGTGAAAATTGTACCAGATAATACGAAAATACTGCTAGTGAATAATACACTTATGATGACAGGAAAATGTTATGAAAAATTAAGAAAACTCACAGATAAAGACGCTGATAGTATGGAAAAATTTTTGAAAAAAGCTACTAAGAAACAATCTCAATAAAGAAGCATTTCAAATTATTTTTGTCTAAGAGCGTTTCTGCTCACGATTTCCAAATAAAAGAGAGAATATATAAGTGACAATAAAAAAAATAAAGGAGATGTCACTATGAATAAACCCAAATATGAGGATTTGATTCGCAAAGAAATTTATTCTATTGATGAAGTTAGAGAAAAAACAAAAGATGTTCTATTTGAAAAAGATAAGAGAAATGCAAAGGTTGATTTCGATGGAGATTTAATTAAAGGGAATAGCCAAAGATACCAAACATTTTTCACAAAAGGCTGTAAATGTGTAGTTTGTGGAATTGAAGGAAAATATTTTGCAAAGGAAAGACATTTACAAGATAAAAGTTATCATCTGAATTTGTATGCAGTTGATAATAATGGTGATGAAATTTTAACTAAACCGTCTCAAAAATTCCCCCACTTCTAAAGTAGCGGGATGAATTGAGACAAAAGAGAATCTTATATAGAAAGCGAGGTGATTATAGATGTTAGTTGCATACAAATACAGATTGTACCCTAATAAAGAACAACAAGAATATTTTGCGAAATGTTTTGGATGTGTACGCTTCATCTATAATCGTATGCTTTCAGATAAGATTGAATATTATAAAGAAACAAAACAGAAACTAAATAACACTCCTGCTCAGTATAAGAAAGAATTTAAGTGGTTAAAAGAAGTTGATTCTCTTGCATTAGCAAATGCACAAATGAATTTACAAACTGCTTATAATAATTTCTTCAAACGACCAGAAGTAGGATTTCCGAAATTCAAAAGTAAGAAAAATCATAATTACTCTTATACTACTAATAATCAAGGTGGAAATATTTATGTGTCAGATAGATATATAAAACTTCCTAGGATTGGATTGGTAAGAGTTAAAAAACATAGAGATTTTGAAGGATTGATAAAGTCTGTTACTATTTCTAAGAATCCATCTGGAAAATATTTTGTTTCTGTATTAGTAGATCAGAAAGATAAGCCAAGGTTAATTCCAAATGGAAATAAGCTTGGGATTGATTTAGGAATTAAAGAGTTCTGCATTACTTCTGATGGTGAGATGATTTCAAATCCTAAATATCTGAGAAAATCAGAAAAAATATTAAAGAAATTACAAAAAGATTTATCTCGATGTCAAAAAGGGAGTAAAAACAGAGAAAAATGCAGAATTAAAGTTGCAAAACAACATGAAAAGATTACAAATCAGAGAAAAGATTTTTTACATAAGTTGTCTACTAGAATTGTTCGTGAAAACCAAACAATAGTTCTTGAAGACTTAAAAGTAAAAAATATGATGAGTAATCACAAGTTAGCAAAATCAATTGCAGATGTATCTTGGAGTGAGTTTGTTAGACAGTTGGAATATAAGGCTGATTGGTATGAACGAGAAGTTATTAAAATTGATACTTGGTATCCATCAAGTCAGATATGTTCTAATTGCGGTCATAAAGATGGCAAGAAAGTATTATCTATCAGAGAGTGGACTTGCCCTATCTGTGGTACTCATCACGAAAGAGATATAAATGCAGCTATAAATATCCTCAACGAAGGTTTGAGAATGAAAACGGCAGGAACTGTCGGGATAGCCTAGGTAAACTTGTCTCGTTAGAGATATTGACTAGGAAGCTCCGACCTCTAAGACGATAGTCGTAGGTCGTGGGTAGTTCACTGACAAAAGATCATATTTTACCACGTTCAAAAGGTGGTATTGATGATATTAGCAACTATCAAACAATGTGTAAGCTTTGTAATGAAGCTAAAGGTAACAAATTAGAAGATTAAAAGAAAGGAAAAATAGAAAAGTTCCTATAGGATAAAGTGCGCACTACTTACTAAGGTAAGAGGAACTTGGAGAACAAAGAGAGAGCATTAGCACATGTAGAAAAGATTGAGTGGATCAGACCAATTGAAGGAGCTGATAATATTGAACTCATTGGAGTTTTAGGATGGGTTTGCATCGCTAAGAAGGGCGAGTTTAATGTAGGAGATATGGCTGTTTATATTGAAATTGACAGTAAGTGTCCTGAAACAGATGAAAGATTCGCATTTTTGGCAAACAAAAAATTCAAAGTCAAGACAATGAAACTTGGTAAATTTAAGGTAATTTCTCAGGGATTAGCTTTACCTATTTCACTGTTCCCAGAATTAAATAATAAGAAAATTGGTGATGATGTCACTAAGGAGTTAAAGATTACATATTCTTCTGAGGAAGATATTGCGAGAAAAAATAACAAAGTAGATCCGAATGCTAAGTATAAAGCTATGGTAAATCGTAGACCTAAGTTATTTTCTAAGCCAATTGTTAGAAAAATTATGAGATATAGCATTGGTCGAAAATTTATGTTCCTGTTATTTGGAAAGAAAAAGGATAATCCTAAGAAGTTTCCAGATTGGATTGTAAAGACGGATGAGACGAGAATTGAGAATGCACCATTCTATCTCCAGAGTACTGAAAAGTGGATTAAGACTGAGAAATGCGATGGTACAAGTTGTACCTTTGCAGTTGATAGATTGAAGAAAGGTAAGAATAAGTTTGATTTTATTGTATGTAGCAGAAATGTAAGACAGGCAGACAGAGAACAGGCTTGTTACCATGATTCAAATATCTACTGGGAATTAGCTGATAAGTATGATATTGAAAAAATTCTTACACAGTTTGCAACAGAGAATAATTATGACAGAGTTGTGTTACAAGGTGAAGGAGTTGGCTCAGTTCAGGGCAATCCATATAAGTTTACAGAGAATAAGTTGTTTGTATTCAATTTAATTATTGATGGTACAAGACTTGGGACTGTTGAGATGGCTGACTTCTGCAAGAAACATGGATTAACAAGTGTACCAATTATTGATACGGCTTATGAGTTACCTAAGACCATGGAAGAGATGAAACTTGAAGCTGATGGATATAGTGAATTAAATCCAAAGGTTAAGAGAGAGGGATTTGTATACAGAGATATTTCAGGGCAAAAAAGTTTCAAAAACGTTTCGAGAGAGTATTTATTAAAACACAACGGATAGGAGAATATATGAATAAACCTATACTCTGGATGATGTGTGGTTTGAGTGGTAGTGGGAAATCAACCATTGCCACTCAGATTGCCAACGAAAATCCAAACACAATAATTGTATCATCAGATGCTATTCGTGAGGAATTGACTGGTAATTACGAAGACCAAGAACATAACGAAGAAGTGTTTAAGATTTTCCATGATAGAATTCGCAAGAATTTGGAGAATAAAAAGAATGTGATTTCTGATGCAACTAATCTGACTATGAAATCTCGTAGAGCAATTATGATGAAAATTCATGGTCTTAATATACATAAGATATGCGTGATTATTCCAAAAGCATTTGAACAGTGTAAGATTGACAATCAGAATCGTAAACATCCTGTTCCAGATGAAGTATTGGATAAGCAGATTAGAAGATTTCAGATCCCATTTTACGAAGAAAAATTTGATGAGATTCAGATAAATGTATTTCATAAAGAGAATCGTTTAACTCTTGGAGAAATGTTTTCTATGATGGAAGGGTTTGATCAGAAAAACCCTCATCATACTATGGATTTATATAATCACTCATTTCATACATATGAGTTATTTGGTAGTAAATGCTATCCAGCAAAATATAATATAGCTGCATTATTACACGATTTTGGAAAAATGTATTGTCAAACATTTGATGAGAATGGCATAGCTCATTACTATGAACATCATGCAATCGGTTCTTATTTAATTTTAGAGAACCTATCAGGTATATTTTACGAAAATATTGGTGACATATGTTTTCTTATCAACTATCATATGATGCCTTTTAGTTGGGATACTGATAAAGCAAAGCAGCGTTGGAAAGAAAGATTTGGAGAATATAAATATAAGATGCTTTTAGATTTTAACGAATGTGATAGAGCGAGGTAAGTGTATGTGCAATCGTTGTGATTATGACTCACCTGATAATCGGATATATGTAGATCCATTAACTAATGAATATTATTTGGATATTGAAACATCTGAATGGGATGAGTACGATGATGGATTCGTTCATCAGAGAGAATATATTGCGTATTGTCCTTGGTGTGGCAGGAAGTTAGGAGAATAAGTTTAAAAGTAAATTTTTCTTTCATGGCGTGAGAAAGGAGAGGATATATTGATAGATTTCAAAATTATTGATTGCAAGAATTACATATATATATCAAAAGGCGATAAGTGGTCATGTGATTTAAGTAATTATTTATTTGACGGTGTAAAAGCAGAATCAACGAATAAAAAAGAGTGGTACAGATTAGATAAAATTCCTGAAATTGTATCAGAAAAGCAGGCTGATAAACGTATTAACGAAAGATACGAGTTAAAAGCTGGATATACTGCAACTGATTTAATGCCTAAGATTATTCTAAAAGAGCAGATCGATGAATATGAAGAAGTCATTGGGCTATATACATATAGATATGATTCTGTTCCAGGTGGTTATGATGAAATTGAGTTCAATATTGAGGAAATATATGAACGAAAAGATTTTGTATTTGTACCGAATAAATATAGTGCGGAAACAGATTTAATCACACAAATTGAATACCCAGAAGTAGCATATCAAGATAAACCATGTAGGATTGATTCAGAACATATGCTCAAAATCATCAGAGAATATGTAAAAAGAAACATTGACACTTCTGTTGCCTCTATCAAATCTGATTATGATTTTCATTTTGAAGTTGCTAAAAAGATTTCATTAGTAGATCCATATTCTATTCAAGTTGATACAAACAATTCGATTATGGATAAAAGACGTAAACCGAAATGGGTTGACAGGCTTATATCTACAAAAGAAGCAACAATAATCAATTTTAAGGATAAACCTTCGTCAAACAATTATGGAAAAGATTGTGTAATTGCACCATCTATAACAGGAGAAAATTATACTGATTTACAAAACAAAGTAGATAAATACTTGTCAGAACTTATGCAACAGATTAACAAGAAATATTGTGAATGTCCAACTTGCAAAGGTTGGGGAATTGTGGAGGAAGAATAATGGCAAATTTTATCAGACAACATATTCAGAAGGTGCTACAGAAATATATCAAAAATATATATTCTACTAAAGAAGAAGTAGGCAGCATCTAAAAAATACTTTTAGAGAGATTAAACAAAAAAAATAAAGAGGTAGAAATTGGTCATACTTGTTCTACGTGTAAACATAGATGTACAGAAACATGGACAACGCCGGATTGGGGATTTGAGGAAGTATGGCACAACTGGTGTAGTCTTGATAAAAAATATATGGAAACAAAATATAGTCAAGGAAACCGTAAACACTTTTCAGAACCTTGTGGTCATTGGGAAATTTCTGATTACTTCAAAGAAAAATAAGGAAACAAATCTTAAATAATCAATAACTCATTCGAGTCGCAATTTCCAATAAAACAAATAACTAAATAGAGAATATAAATATGGGTGGGAAAACAGCATACCCTTGGGTTTTTATACTCAAAAATCACTGATTATACATAGATGTTTACATAAATTAACTTCTGTGTTCCGTCCAAGTTGGGCGTTTATATATAAGTTATCAAAAATTTTATTACATATTATAAGGAGGTATGGAATTGGAAGGCAATTATTTTAAAGAATTATACGACATTGACGTGAGCAATAAAAAGAAATCCAAGAATGGGTTAAACTACCTTTCGTGGGCTGCATGTTGGAGCGAGGTAAAAAAGAAATTTCCCGATGCAACATTCAAAATCTATGAAGAGACAATTAACATTACTGAGACATCAGAAGGCAAAGAAGTTACGAAAGAGATTCGCCGTCCTTGGTTTGATGATGGCAAAACAGGTTGGGTAAAGACAGGAGTAACAATTTGTGGGATTGAACACGTTGAAGAATTACCAATTATGGATTTCAAAAACAAGTCAATTTCAGCAGACAATATTACGTCTGCCGATGCAAATAAAGCAGTTCAGCGTTCATTGACAAAGGCGTGTGCTAGGCATGGTCTTGGCTTATATATTTATGAGGGAGAGGATCTACCCGAAGAATCTAAAGAGTTAGAAAAGTTAAGATCTGAATGCTGGAAGTTATTCTGCGACAGAGCAAAGATTTCTGAAAATGCAAAAAATAAGGCAAACGAAGTATGCAAGGCTGCGGATCCAAGCGGAGATCCAAGAGTAATTGAAGATACAGAAGTATTAGCCAAACTCAAGAAAGAGTTAATGGGAATTAGAAAATAATAGAAAAGGAGATTAGAGAATATGGGATTTAGACAGGACGCAAGATTTGTAAAAGTATGGGAAGTAGAAAACAAAGGCAATTATCATGTTGTAAGTCTTAGTACTTCTAAAAAGAACAAGGAAACAGGCAAGTATGAAACAGATTTTAGCAACAAATTTGTACGTTTTATAGGAACTGCTCATAATTTAGCTGCTGATTTAAAGGTGGGAGATGTAATCAAACTCGGTAGTTGTGAAGTTACAAACAAATATGATAAGGATAAGAACACTACATATACAAATTATCTTGTATATAGTTTTGAAAAAGAAGAAGGTAATTCAAATTCTAGTCAGTCAGAAGGTAAAAAAGATTATAGTTTTGTAGATGTTCCAGATGATTCACCTGAAGAACTTCCATTCAATTAATAATTTAGGAGAAAAAGTATGGCAGACAAGATATATAAGTGTGCCTTTAAACATTGTCAGCATGAGTCCTGTGAAATACCGCAGGACGAGGCTGTTAAGGTTGGGACAAGATATATGCATAAGGATTGTGCAGAGAAAAGCGAATATATTAAAAAGACAAGAGATTTATATTTTGAAAAAATTAGTAGCACTGTAGTAATGAAACAGTTAGTTAGTGTTCTCAACAATTTAGTAATAAAGAAAAATATCGATCCCAAATATCTTTATTTCGCAGTTGACTTTGCAATATCAAATAAAATCCCCATCAAAAGTCCATACGGACTTCATTATTTAGTAGACAATAACAGAATTAAAGAATTATGGAATAAAAAACAATCTGATAAAATTGCAAAGCAGATACGAGAAGAAGCAGAAGATTCTATAAAATTAGTCTCTCCTACTAATAATTCTTTTAATTATTCTGTTGATAAAAATATTGGGTTTGGTGGGATATTTGGAGGTAAATAATTGGATTTAAGTGAAATTACAGATTATAAAGCCGAAGCCGGTATTGTATCTACTTTGATATATCATCCAGAATTTATTTTACATAGTAACTATCTTCATGAAAAATATTTTTATAATGTCGATAATGCCTGTATTTATTGGGCAATCAGAGAGTTATTCAACAAAAAAATCACAAACATTACAGCCTTAAATATTGAACAGATGCTTAATTCTAACAAAGCAGTTAAAAAGAAAATGCAAGAATATAATATGCCAAGCATTCAGGAATACGTTGATTTATGCTTCAACAGCAAGAGAGATACCGTAGAAGAATATCTTTTGCTCGTAAACAGAGTTGTTGCATTGTCGTTTAAAAGAGATTTTTATAAAAAGACAATGGAATGGCAGAAAATGTGTTACAACGATGAACTTGATTTAGATGATATGAGCAATGATGTCTATAAAGAATTAAATAATTTAACTACTCGATATGTGACCGATGGCGAAATCACTACTTTTGGTTCAAAAGTTAAAGATATTTGGAAAAAAATTAAGGAGAAAAAAGATAGAGGAGAATCATATGGTATTCCATCTTCTTTCCCTAGCGTCAACGAGTTCTTTACATATGAAGAAACAGAACTAATTGTTGTAGAAGCAAGAATGAAAAAAGGTAAATCATGGTTGGCTATGATTGAGGCTTTACATAAAGCTATGAATGGAGTTCCAACTTTCGTTCAGGATAGTGAGATGAGTGATGAAAATTGGTATATAAGAGCAGTTTCCTATTTGAGTGGAATACCTGTTAACCATATTAAAAACGAGAAATTGACAGAAGAGGAAGAGAAAAAAATTGATGCAACAAATAACTATTTAGAGAGTTTGCCTTTGTTCCACAACTTTGATCCATATATCACAAAGGAGAGATTCTATTCTATCTGCGCCCAGAAAAAGATTGAAATGGGACTTAAATTTGTTGTTTGGGACTATATCAAATGTGATGATAGCATTTTAAATTCTGCTGAGAGAAGTGCATACATGGCAGGAATTGCAAACTGGCTAAAGAATATTATTGCTGGTGACTTGAAAATGTCAGTTCTTGCATTTGCTCAGTTGAACAGACAGAATGAAGTTGCAGAATCAGATGGCATCGAAAAATATTGTTCAGTTGCGGTTAAGTGGGAAGAAAAGACAAATGAAGAAATCATGAGAGATGGCAAGGACTGTGGAACTCATAAATTGACTGTCAAACTAAATCGTCTTGGCAAGCAACATATGGGAGAAGATGATTATATAGATATGATGTTTACGAGTAAAAAAGTAGGTATTATCGAAGCAAAGCAACATAAAAAACAAAATCCTTATCAGGATTAGGGCAAGGAGACAGAGAACGTATGATTTATGACGAAGAATATCTTGAAGAAATCAAGAACAACATAGATTTATTAGAATACATAGGGAATGATATTGAACTCAAAAGAAAAGGTAAAGACTATTTTGGGCATTGCCCTAAACATGTTGATTTAACACCATCGTTCTCTGTAAATCCTGAAAAGAACATTTTTTACTGTTTTTCTTGTGGACGAGGGTTTTCGATATTCGATTACCTTATGGAATATGAAGGATTATCTTTTGATGAAGCAGTTAAGAAAGCATCAAAACTATCTGGTATTGGTCTTGGGACAATGTGCCAATCTCAAACAGTAATAGAAAATAGAAGAATAAAAAGAAGGAATCTTAACAATCAATCACACTGTTGTCAACACGAAATCCTATCGAAAGATGAATATTATAAATTTAAAGTTGGGAAAGTTCAAGAGTGGTTGGACGAAGGAATTAGGCAAAGTGAGATAGATTTATTTGAAATAAGGATAGACGACAGAAGCAATAGAATCGTTTATCCAGTTTATGATGCTGACGGGAATTTTATCAATATCAAAGGAAGAACTAGATTTAAAGATTATAAAAAAATGGGGATATGTAAATATATAAATTACTATCCTGTTGGTACAGTAGATTATTTTCAAGGGCTAAATATAACAGAACCATATATAAAAAAATCCAAAGAAATAATTATATTTGAGAGCATCAAAAGTGTTATGAAACTGTTTGGGAATAGTGTAAAAAATTCGGTTTCTGCTGAAAAACATACTTTAACACCAGAACAAATAGCATGGATTATTAAATCTGACATTAAAGATATTGTATTAGCGTATGATTCAGATGTTGACTATAAAGAAAAGTCTGTAAAAGAGAATATTAATATACTTAAAAGATTTGTAAATATTTACATCATACAAGATAAAGACAATTTATTAGGTGGCAAAGCGGGTAAAAATTCTCCAATAGACTTAGGCTTTGATGTATGGCAAAAATTATATGCTCAAAAGAAAAAAATTTTATAAAGGAGTGATTGATTGAGCGAGTATTCATCAGAAATTGACAAAATGACGTTTAGTTTTAGTAGATGTCATAGTTTTGAAAATTGCAAATATGAATGGTATCTTAATTATTTGTTGAGAGACTCAGAAGGCAATAGAATATACGAAAATGAACAGAATTTTTACGCTGCGTTTGGAAAGTTCTGTCATGAAATATTAGAAAAAATTCTTAAAGGTGAAATGAATGAGTCTGAAGGATTTGAATTCTATAAGGAACATTTTGAAGAAAATACATATGGCTTTGATGTTACTGATTCAACAGTAGACAAGTATTTCTTTTATGGTTTTGATTATTTTCAAAACTTATCTTTTGAATGGTTAAAAGATTATGATGTTCTTGGAGTAGAAAAAGAGTGTAGATTTGAAGTTAGTGAAATTAAATTTATTGGTTATATTGATTTACTGATTCGTCACAAGATAACAGGAGATATTATAGTTATTGACCATAAATCAGGTGAATATCCATTAGGCAAAAGAGGAAGTGTATTAAAAAGAAAACAATCTGATTATGATGCATACAAGAAACAGTTGTATTTATATAGCACACAGGTCTACAACGAGTATGGTGTTTATCCTAAGAAGATTGTATGGAATTATTTCAGAGATTCAAAATGGTTAGAACTTCCGTTTGATTATGGAGAATATAAGAGTACAGAGAAATGGGTTTCTGAAATTGTTAGTGAAGTACATAATGAAGAAAATTTTTGCCCACATATGGACTACTTCTATTGTGAGAATTTATGTGGTTTTAGAAATTCATGCGATTATAAAATGATGGGAAGTGAGTAAAACTGTTAATTGATGACGCATTAAAAGCACAGAAAAGATTAAAATTTGATTTTCCGTATGATGTAAGTATATGGATTAATAATATGGGAATGATGATGGAGAACTATCACAAGCATACAACATGGTCTGATTTGGTTCAAATTGATTCTACAACGTCAGTAGAAGATTTTATGAGGCTTTCTGACAAGTATGGATGTAAATGCTACTTCTCAGGAGAACATGGGTATCCTGGCGAATGGTTGAAAATGTATGATATTTGCAAAAGCACGTTGGATGAAGATGCTAGAAAGAAAATGCAACTTAACAATCCAATAGCATTCCGATACTCTGCTGAAGTTTATTGGGTAAAAGATAAAGACAAGATTTTTTATGAAAAGTACACCGATAAAAAGGGAAAAGAACAGGTAAGAGAAAAGAAAGATAATGCAAATTGCCATATGGTATTGGTGGCTCGAAACTATAATGCCATTAGAAAGTTAAATTACATTATTTCTTGTGCTCATGTTGATGGGTTCTATTATAAACCAAGAATTGATTTAAAGTTATTGTTTGAACTTGATAAAGATGATGTTTATATTACTTCTGCTTGTATCGCAGGATGGAAGTATGAAGATGCAGAAGAAGTTTGGCTGAAAATCTGGAAACATTTTGGAGATAGTTTTTTCTTGGAGTACCAAACACACAATTCAAAAGAACAAAAGGTATTAAACAAAAAAATCTATGAAATGTCTCAAAAATATGGGATTCAAACTATAATAGGATTAGATACTCATTACATAAGTAAAGATGATTGTGTTAAAAGAGATAATCTTTTAAAGAGAAAAGGTCTTCATTACGAAGAAGAAGATGGATGGTATATGGATTTTCCGAATGGGAAAGAAGTATATCAAAGAATGATTAATCAGGCAGTTCTTCCATCAGAAGAAATTCTATATGCTATGATGAATACTCATGTTTTCATAAACGGTTGTCAGGATATGACTTATGACACAGGTTTCAAAATCCCTATCTTAGATAAATATAAAGATTATGATTATCAAAAACGTGCAGAAGTTTTGCGCAAAATCCTAGAAGATAAATATGAACAAGAAGATGAAGAACATCATACACCAGAACGTAAAGACGGTATGTTATATGAATTTGGAGAAGTTAAAGACAGTGGCACTGTTGATTATTTCTTAGATAATAGCGCTTTGGTTGATTTGGCTATTTCAAAATATGGTGGTCAGCTAACGACAACATCAAGAGGAAGTGCTAGTTCATATTATTCAAGTAAGTTACTTGGATTCACAACTATGGATAGATTCGAGGCAGAAGTTCCTATTTATCCAGAACGTTTTATCACGAAAGAGAGAATCTTATCTTCACATCAGATGCCAGATATTGACTTCAATGTATCTTCTCAAGAACCATTTGTAAAAGCTGCTAGAGAATTATTTGGAGAACACGGTTGTTACCCTTTGCTTGCTGTAGGAACTTTGGGTGAAAAATCTGGATTCAAATTATATGCAGACATTAAAGGGATTGAACCGAGTGTCGCAAATGATATTTCAAAAGCTATCGACCAATACAACGAAGCAATTAAACAAGCAGATGACGAAGAAGATAAGAAAGACATTCATATTGAAGACTATATCACCAATAAGGAATATTTGAAAATTTTCAATGATAGTAAATCATATCAGGGCATTATTGAACAAGCAAAAGTCCATGCTTGTGGCTTTATGCTTTTTAATGGAAACACAAGAGATAAAAATGTAGTTAGATATGGTGATATCAGATATGAAATTGGATTGATTAGATGTCATTCAGAGAGTACAGGGAAATCTACAATCGTTGCGAATATCGAAGGTGGAATGCTTGACTCATATGGATATGTAAAGGACGATTTCTTAATTGTTGATGTTGTAGGAATCATTTATAAACTATATCACAGCATTGGCAGAGAAGTTCCTACCGTAAGCGAACTAAGAAAGATGGTTTCTGGTGATGAACTTACATGGAAGATGTACGCAATGGGAGCAACATGTAGCTTGAATCAGTGTGAAAAAGCTTCAACTACAAAGAAAGTTATGAAGTACAAGCCACAGAATATCAAAGAATTGGCAGCATTTATCGCCGGTATTCGACCAGGATTTAAGTCTCTTATCAATGGATTTCTTGACAGAATTGAATATTCGAATGGAGAAAAAGCTATTGACGAACTTTTGAAAGATTGCTTCCACTATATGTTATATCAGGAAGCAGTTATGAAAATTTTCTCTTGGCTCGGTATTCCTATGAAGGATAGTTATGACACAATCAAGAAAATCAGCAAGAAGAAACTCAAAGGAGAAGCTCTAAAACATGTGGAAGATACGCTAAGGAAACATTGGTCTGAAAACATTGGAAATCTTGATAATTTCGATCCTGTTTATAAAGTTATTAAAGACAGTGCGAGATATTCATTTAACGCCCCTCATGCTTTGGCAATGGCTAACGACTCATTGTACGAGGCTTGGATGAAAGCACATCATACATCAAAGTTCTATGAAGAAACCTTGAACCATTATCAAACTAAAGGTGATAAAAACAAAGTAAATGACCTCATAAAAGAGGCTAAGACGTTCTTTGGTTATTCAATGGCAAGTTACGAATATGGCAAGGATAATTCAAAGTTCACTGTAAATGATGAAACAAAGACAATATATCCAAATTTATCTAGTGTTAAAGGAATTGGAGAAAAGGCTGTATTGGATATGGTGAAGATTTCTGAACAAGGGATAGATAATTTTGTCGATATTTACAAGAGCATTAAAGGTACTAGTGTTAATTCAAGTGTTTTTGAGAAACTTGTAAAGATAGGATATTTCAAAAAATTTGGATCAATAAAACAACTTCTTTCAATTATGAAAATTTATGATAATTGGAAAGGAAGCACAGGTAATGGTAAAAAAACTATTTCTAAAGCCGATATTTCAAAATTAGGGTTAGATGGTATTAATATAAGAAGATATGCAACAGACATAACAAAATCAGGTAAAGTCAGTGATAAGCAGTTTACAAATGTGGATTGGATTGGAATTGTAAAAGAACTTGCAAATAACGTTCCTGATGAAGAGTTCGGAATATTACAACTTGTAAAATTTCAGTATGAGGTTTTGAATCATGTTGATTATGTTGATGAAAGTATTGAATGGAGATATGTTGTTGTGACAGATTTGAATACATCTTATTCTCCTAAATTTAACGCCTATAGTATTAGCAATGGTAAAATTGTCGAGATGAAAGTTCATAAAGCAAAGCCAAAATTCGACAAAAATGTGATAAATAGTTTTAAAGAAATTCCGTTTGAAGACGGTGATATTCTATATATCAAAACCGTAAAAAAACAACCTAAGAAACAGAAAGTGAATGATGAATGGGTAATAATTCCAGACACTTTTGAATGGTGGGTTAAAGATTATATTAAAGTGATGTGAGGAACGTACATTTGAAAAGATATTACACAGATAAAGAGTATCGACAATTAATAAAAAATATGGTCATTCTTTGTGACACAAAAGATAAGCAAAATCAACATATTTTGGACGAGTTTAATAACCAGAAAATCGAATATAAACCAAAATCCCTTAAAACGGGTGATTATTCTTTTATGGTAAAAGCGTGTCCTGACCTTGGATTTCAATATGACACATATTTTATTGACGAACTCTGCATTGAAAGAAAAAATAGTTTAGATGAATTAGCAGGCAATCTTGCAAGTAAAACCGACAACAATAGAATTTTTAAAGAGTTAAATAGGATGATTAATATAGAAAGAGTTTATCTGTTAGTAGAGAATAATAAATTAGATGATATTTATGAACATAATTATCGTTCTGAATATAATCCAGATTCTTATATAAGGACACTGTTAACTTGGCAAGCAAGAAATGATATGCATATTTATTTTGTCAAGAAAGAAAACATGGCAAGAACAATTTATGAGTTATGTAAAAACTGCCTTGATTCTAAAATATTGAAATGAGGTGATTATTATAGCAAGGTATTCAGTAATTAAGTATTTCGGACATTTTCGCCAACATTGGGAAATTGAGGCAGAATCAGAAAAAGATGCTTGGAATAGAGCAGAGAAAGACGGGCATAGGACATTTCAAGGAGTATATAGAGAGCCAATAGATATAGAATCTAAAGGATACATAGTGAACTTAGATGAAAAGAGAAAAGAAGATTCACCAATTTCTACAGAACAGTATTACAAGTGGATGAGAGAGGCAATAGAAAAGGGAATGATTTGTAGACCTAACGAATACAAAAAGGCGTTGGGTTTACCATTCCATGATGTATGGTAAAGGAGAATAATATAATATGAAGAATGATAAAGCTGCGATTTTTAATGTTATTTTAGACACATTTGAGAATGAGGATATTAAGGAACTTACAGTGAAGATGATTGACGACATTCCTGATTACTTTTTCGATATTGGAGCATCAAGTACAGGAAAATACCATCCACAATATGCATTAGGAGATTTAGGGTTAGCTAGACATACGGTTGCGCTTTGTAAATTTATGAATCATATGTTTACGATTGAACAGAGCAAAGCAAAGTTTTCGCCAAGAGAAAGAGACTTGTTGAGAATGGCTGGGATTATGCACGATAGCAGAAAGAGTGGCGAAGCTGATAATAAGTCAAGATATACGGTGTTTGACCATCCAATCTTAGCTGCTAATGCAATTAGAAAGTTCAAAGGTGTAGTTCCTTCTGTTACCGATGATGAGATTGAGTTAGCTGCGAAAGCTTGTGAATGTCATATGGGAGAATGGAATACAGACAAGAGAAGTTCAGTTGTTCTTCCAAAACCTTCCGATAAATATGGTGAGTTGTTACATTTATGTGATTATCTTGCAAGCAGAAAGGATATTGAGGTGTTATTCGATAATGTTCCTAATGCAAAACCAGAAGTAAAATTGGAAGATTATAAGTTCACTTTCGGTAAATATAAAGGACAGTTAATCGCAGAGGTTGCTAAAGACCACAGAGATTATCTGGAATGGATGAAAGGCAATATGGACATGAGAGAGCCACTGAAAACATTTGTGAGTGAGCTATTAAAGTAGGTGATTATATGAAAATTTTAACACGATTATTTACGAAAAATCTTACTAAAGTTCCTCTGTTGTGGATTACATTCAATTGGAAGCTGTTTAAAAAGAATGGTGCAAAAGGTTCTTGTATGTGTAATATTCATCCTTGTCTAAAGGATGATGAACGCATCAAGACCACAATGCAAGGGTTATGTGACTATATAAGAGAGAATTATGATATGGAGGAAATTATATGAGTATGTCAATAGAAGAAGCAATTCGTATTCTTAATCCTGAGACTTCAGCAGATGCTATCGCAGAAATTGAATATTATGCTGGATTTAACAAAGATAAAGTGATTGAGGAAGTCAATAAAGCTTGTGTAGTTGCTTGTGATGTAATGAGAGAATATAAAAACAGAAATCAAATCTTTGATGAAGTATCAAATGCTTTGACTGATTATTTCTCAGAACACGCACATGAAGTATGGGATAGAGTCTCAGCAAGAGACTTTATCTGTGACAATATTGAGGTGATTATTGAAAAACTGAAGTCGGAATGCCCATAAATAGGGCGTTTCAGAGACTCAAAAAGCCAAGGAAAGACGGATTTCTTGAAAAATTAAAAATAGAAAGGATAAAAATTATGAAAGCAAGATTTTTACAAGATGTATTGATAGACGATGGAAAATATAGCATGACTATTGATAAAGGAGAAATTATTGATGCTATAGATATAGGAACTTATTATGAGCTGCGAAAAGAAAATGGATGGGGAACTAAAGCACCAAAAGATGCAGTTGGAACAATATACGAAATTATATAGATAATATGGGGTGGTGGAATATGTAGACACGCAAATGGGCAGTAGACAGGTGAATGATTAAAAACACTCGGTAGGACACCTATGGGTTCGACTCCCTCCAATGTGAGCAGTGCACGGCTTATGTAGGGTGAAAATCCCTACCCACATATTATTAAACAATAGAACGACAGTTTTTTGGAAGATGAAAGGAGAATATATTAATGAAAAATATCGCAACGACAATTGCTTATGCGTCTGCATGGATTGCAACATCAATAGCAGTAATTTTTGCAATTAAATATACTGGTTCTGCATGGTGTTTGTGGGCGTTATTGTTCCCTGCTTGTATTAAAGCTAGTGTTGATATTAGTACGAGTAATGAAAGTAATGACAGTGAAGAAGAATAAATTGGACTTTCATGGAATGGTGGTGATTAAAATAAAGAAAATATTAAAAGCAATAATGTTTACATTGCTATGGTTTCTGGCAGTGACAATGGTTTGTATTGCTGTTAAAGGAATTGTTTACGTCATCGGTTTATTAATTGGAGAAGTCATGGCGATGTTATTGTCAATTATATTATTACTAATATTCATAGCAGTATTTATTTATAAAGAATTTTTATAGGAGGATTAAGATTTGAAAGCAACAGTAACAAGCATCACAGGATTTTATGAAGCATTTGTGTCTATGTTTATGAGTAAAAGAACTTGGACACCTGAATTGAATGAAGAAATTAAAACGGTATGTAGTAAGGTTGTAGATGCTAATGGAAGATTATATGAAAATCAAGAAGTAGAAAGTTATAAACAATTTTGTAAATGGTTAAATATGCTTCTTCGTATGGGAAAGAGACATATTACGGTTCTTAGATATCTTGATATTACAATTATGACAGAAGGATTGCATAGAGCAGGACAAGACGATGTAGATGCACATGCAAGAAGATTTGATAACAGGATTATTCGCAATAGCACAAGATTGGCTTCATATGAAGAAGGCGAAATGTCTGACTTTTATAAAGACAAGATTTTAACAGATGGACAAGCTTGTCAAATTTTGGGATATGAGCTACCAAACGATATTGAACATAATGGAAATATATATGTTAAATCTACAAATGGTTATGTGTTAAAAGAATATGAAAATAACAAAGATGTAAAAAGAGGTCTTTATATGCTTGGCATCCCAAGTAATTTTATTTCAAAAATTAACCTTTGTGAATGGGGACATGTATTCAAAGAGCGTTGTGCTGATGGTGGTGCTAATCCAGAAGTTAAAGAATGGGCAGAACAAGTTATGGAACAGATCACAGAATTCCATAGAGATATTACAAGAGATTATGTTCTGTCAATTCAGAATTAGAAATGTTCATTTTAAAAGGAGGAGAAAGTTATGTATTATTTGAGAAAAGAACCATATGAGCAGATAATCCCACAGATTGAGAAAACAGACGGAACCATTATTCCAAAAAGAAAGTATATAATGGAGGATAGGGCAATTTATAAGCATCCACAATTCTCAAGATTTTATCGTGGAGGGTTTGTAGGCATTGAAGGTAAATATCAGGGAATGAAAGTGTATACATGCAAGACTTTAAAGAAAATCAAGGAATTGCAGAAAAACACTTTTGACTACTGTGGTGAAATGTTCGATATTTACGATGAAAACGGGAAGGTTGATATAGATGAGAAATCCGAATAGATTATATGATTTTTATAATGAAGTAACAAGATTACATATGACACATATGCCTGATTGGAGAGTAGGACAATTTTGGATGAACTTTTTAGGTTGGGTACAGAATAAAAAGAAACGTGATCCGTTCTTCCCAGAAGAGTCAGAAATGCTTACATATTTAAAAGAATATTGTGGAGAGGAGAAAGTCAATGGGTAAATTTGATATTGCAGCAAGAGTCAGAGAACTTAATAAAGCATCAGAAGCCTATTACAATACTGGACAGCCTATTATGAGTGATGCTGAGTTTGATAATAAACTTGAAGAATTAAGACAGTGGGAAGAAGAAACTGGTATTGTGTTATCTAATAGTCCTACTCATAACGTTGGTGCAACAGTATTATATAATATAAAAGAAGTTACTCATAAAACACCAATGCTTTCACTTGAAAAGTGTCACAGCACAGAAGAGATTGTTAAATTTGCAAATAATCATAATCTTGTGGTTTCTATAAAGCTCGATGGTTTAACTATACGTCTTACTTATAAAGATGGCGATTTAGTTTTAGCAGAATCCAGAGGGAATGGCACAGTTGGATCTGATGTGACCGAACATGTTAAGCAATTCACCAATGTTCCATTACATATTAATAAGGAAGGAACTTATATAATTGATGGTGAAGCACTGATTAAATTAGATAATTTTGCTGAGATTAATACAAACGGAGAATATAAAAATAGCCGTAATTTAGCAGCAGGCACATTATCAAGCCTTGATACTTCAATTGTAAAAGATAGAAAATTATCTTGGTATGCTTGGGAAGTGATTGAAGGAGATAGTGATAATTCATTCTACAAAAGATTATTAAATGCTCAGAATTTAGGATTCGATGTAGTTCCGTGCTACAATATTACAATAAATGAATTTAATCAGTTACAGATACATATTGATAATTTTATTAATATTGCAGAAAAAGAAAATCTTCCTCAAGATGGTGTGGTATTTAAGTTTGATGATGTTGAATATGGAAAGTCTCTTGGAAATACAAGTCATCATTTTAGAAATGGTATTGCTTATAAGATATTCAATGATTCAGTAGAAACAAAATTGGTAGACATTGAATGGACAATGGGTAAAACTGGTATATTAACACCAACAGCAGTGTTCAAGCCAATTGAAATATACAACACAATCGTTAGCAGAGCTTCTTTATCAAATCTTACAATTCTTAAACAAACAATGGGTAAACCATTTGTTGGTCAAAAAATATTTGTATCTAAAAGAAATATGATTATTCCTAAAATTGAAAGTGCAAAAGATGAAAGGGGGTGTTCTAATATAGAAGAAGTTTGGAAAACAATTCCATTTGCAAATAAATATTCTGTAAGTAATCTTGGTAGAGTTAAATCAAATCAGTATAAGACTGAAAAAATATTAAAATTAACCAAAAAGAAGACTGGTTATTTAGAAGTCGGATTAATGATTGAACCAAACAAAAGAAAATGGTTTCTTGTACATAGATTAGTTTTATCTGTATTTAATCCAATAGAAAATTCAAATTATTTAGAAGTAAACCACAAAGACGAAAATAAAGAAAATAATAGAATTGATAATTTAGAATGGATGACATCAAAAGAAAATTGTAACTATGGTACACGAAATTTTAGAAATGGATTAAAAAGAAATATCCCTGTTGAATGCATCGAAACTGGAATAATATACAGAAGTTTTCATGAGGCATCTGAAAAGACAAATATAGAAATTACAAGTATAAATATGTGTTGTACTGGATATCGAAATAGACAAACGGCAGGTGGATATCATTGGAGGTATGCATAATGTGTAAAAATATAATATATATCAATATTCCAGATAAATGCCCTATATGTGGTCAGCCTACTAAAATAGTAAAAGATAATAACTCAGAAGTTCTTTACTGTACCAATGAAAATTGTCAAGGTAGATTACTTGGGAAACTGACACATGCGGCTAGTAAGAACGCACTTAACATTGACGGTCTTTCAGAATCTACAATAGAAAAATTCATCAATCTTGGTTGGTTAAATTCCATTAAGGATATTTATCATTTATCAGATCATGAAAATGAGATGAAAGCTTTAGACGGATTTGGTAAAAAATCAGTAGAAAAACTTCTTGATTCAATTGAAAAATCTCGTAATACAAATCTTCAGCGTTTCCTTTATAGTTTATCCATCCCACTTTTAGGAAATTCGGCAAGTAAAGATATAGCCGAATTTTGTGGAAATAATTTTAATTCATTTGTTGGTGCGTTAACAGAGGGTGGAAAAGATGCTTTTACTTCAATTAATGGTATTGGTGAAGCGTTAGGAAAATCCATTATTAATTATTGGAACAAACATAGTGAAGAAATTATGGATTTAGCACAAAAGTTTACATTTTCAAAAGATGAAAAAATTGAAAAAGTTGAAAATGATAAAATTAACGGAAAAGTATTTGTAGTTACTGGTTCTGTTAATCATTATAAAAATCGTAATGAATTAAAAACAGATATTGAGAAAAACGGTGGAAAAGTATCAGGAAGTATTTCATCTAAAACATCTTATCTTATCAATAATGATATTGATTCTAACAGTTCTAAAAATAAAAAAGCAAAGGAATTAAATATTCCTATCATAACAGAAGAGCAATTTTTATCTATGCTCAGATAATCAAATAAATAACAAAATAAAAAGAGAATAATTAAAAGAGAATAATTAAAAGAGGTGACAAACGATTTCACAGCATAACAAAAGAATTATCTATGCAAAAGACTTAATTAAAGAGTTAGAAAAATATCCAGATGCGTATGTATGTGTAGGTAAACTTGGTGACAATTATGGAAGATATGACCAGAGAATACTTAATACGTTTATGCGTGATGGCGAAACTTTAGTCTTAAACATAGAAAACTACAAAGAAAACAATTTACTAAAATACTATTAGAAAGGAAGTGTAACTATTAAAACTTGGAACAATTTAGGTTTGAAGGTAGGAATAGGAGTCATAGGAATATTTTTAATCTCGTTATTCATATCAAAAACTGAACTTGCAACAAAAAATATTGTAGCTGATGTCCCCACTTCCGTTGTGGAGACGGAGGTAATGACATATATAGAAGAAACAACTACGGAAATTGAAACAACAACTCAACAGAAAACTACAACAGTGACTCAACCATATAGAACTGGCTATATTAATGGTAACAATATATGCGTGAGAAAAAGACCGTCCAAGAGAGCAAAATCAAAAGAAAAAGTATTCTATGGTAAAAGAATACGCTATAAAAAAATAAATGCAAAATGGGCTAAGATAAAGGCTAAAAATGTTAAGGGATATATCCAAATTAAATACATTTCTAAGAAAGAAAAGAAGTCTATTACTCATGATACAGTACCTAATTATAAGTTACATTCTTATATGTCTTATAAGTCTTTAAGTTCAACAACCAGTAAGCAATATAAATTGCAGAAAATTGCATATACAGGAAGATACGGAATTCGTCAAGTAGATGGACGATTTTGTATTGCAATGGGTTCATATTATACGACCAAAATTGGAACATATATAGATTTAGAATTAAGTGACGGAACAGTTATTCCTTGTGTTCTTGCAGACTGTAAAGCTGATATACATACTGATTCTATGAATCAAAAAACAAGTGATGGTTCGTTAATAGAGTTTATTGTTGATACTAATTATGTATCGAATCAGGTGCGATTGATGGGTGATGTATCTTATGCTAATGACGGTTGGCAGAACAAAGTAACAAAAATAAAAATATATAAGAAAGTTGAGAAATATTAATGATTGAAGTAAACGAAAAAACAAATAAGTATTTAGTTAATTTAAACGAAGTAATGAAATTAAAGGATTTTGTAGCAAAGATTACAAAATTTGATTTTGACGTTGACGCAAAAACAATCAATAGAGATGCGATATATGATGCTAAATCTATTATGGCTTTATTTGCATTAGATTTGTCAAAAGATATTGAGATTATTCCTCACACAAATGATGTAGATAAACTTAAAATTTTTGAAGAGACAATTGGAGAATATATAAGTAGAAACTAGAAACTAGAAAGTGAGGTAATATATGGTATTTATTATTGGAATTTGTGGATTTATAGGTGGTTTGGTAGTGGGTGTGGCGTTATGTGCTTTATGCAATGCTGCTTCAAGCAGAGATGAATTAGATACATTCTTTCAGAATCACGAAGAAGATTAGGTGGTGAAATTATGATTATTTTATTAGGAAAATCAGCTAGTGGTAAAGATACCATTGTTAGAAAATTAATTGAACAGAAAGAATACAAACGTATTATTACGTGGACAACTAGACCAATGCGACCAGGAGAAAAAGAAGGCGTTACATATCATTACACGACAGAAGATGATTTTAAAAAGAAAATTAATGAAGGATTTTTCGTGGAATGGAAAAAATATGAGACTGTCAAGGGTACTTGGTACTATGGAACTGCATTAGATGACATTATGGACGCAAGAGGTGATGATTATAGAGTTATTATTTTGACAAAAGATGGACTCGAAAAGCTGAATTCATTCTGTAGTCATTTAGTAGGCATAAATCTACTTTCTGTCTATTTAGATGTAGATACTAAGGTAATTAAACAGAGATTATTAAAACGTGGTGACGATAAGAAAGAGGCAGCTAGAAGAATTAAGTACGATAAAAAAGACTTCAAAGGTATCGAGAATATGGTTGATGTAGTTATCGAAAATAATCATAGAGATATTCAAGAAGTTGTGAATATGATACATAAAATGCACGTTACATATTTAGATAACTTGTCGAGGTGGATGAATGAAGAGGTTTAATATTTACCTTGCAGGTGCAATGCAAGGAATTAGTTTTGAGGAAAGTAACGTTTGGAGAAAAGAAATTACTACTATTTTAAATGCATACAGAAATGAAGTTAAATATGATGTGAATATTATTAATCCAAATGATTACTATAACTTCAAAGAAGTTACATACGATACTCAACGTGAAGTTATGGAATTTGATTTACATAAGGTTCGTAACGCAGATATGATAGTTGTTGATTTTAGAAATCCAAAATCATTAGGGACTATGGCAGAAATAGCAATTGCTTATGAACATAGAATACCGGTTATTGGATTAAACGAATCTGGAATTGAGTTACATCCTTGGCAGATAGAAATGAGTAATAAAATATTTGCGGATAAAGATAAATTAGTCAATTATATAATTGATTACTATTTAAACTAGGAGGAATTTAATTTGAAGGTAATTAAAAGAGATTGTACAGAAGTAGACTTTGATAAGTCTAAAATTTCCAATGCAATTCTAAAAGCAATGAAAAATGGCTCTGGTATTGTAAAACCTAAAATTGCCGAAGATATTGCTAATGAGATTGAAGAAAAATATAAGGATAAAGAAGAAGTAAGTATTTATGATATTGAATTAATGGTATATGACAAATTGATTACAAAGAAACAGAAACTTACTGCTAAAGCATACGAAGGATATAGAAGTATTCGTGAGTTCCAAAGAGAGAATGAGAATACCATTGATACTGAAATCACAGAACTTTTGAATGGTGATAGTGATTATTGGAATAATGAAAATTCTAATAAAAACCCTAGATTAAATACAACACAAAGAGATTATCTTGCTGGAATTGTAAGCAAAGACGCATCAAATAGATATATTTTACCACCTGAAATTGTACAAGCACATAACAATGGTGTAATACACGTACATGATGAAGATTATTTAATTCAGTATATGACAAACTGTTGTCTTATTAATCTTGAAGATATGCTTCAGAATGGTACTGTAATTTCAGAAACTCTTATTGAAAAACCACACAGTTTTTCTACAGCATGTACTGTTGCAACACAAATAATTGCACAAGTGGCTTCTAGTCAATATGGAGGACAGAGTGTTTCTTTAGCACATCTTGCACCATTTGTAGATATTTCCAGACAGAAAATTAGAAAAGAAGTAATTGCAGAACATAAAGAAATCGGTTATGAAATTGGCAACGAAGCAATTGAACATATTGTAAAAAAACGTCTTGCGAAAGAGATTGAAAAAGGTATTCAGACAATTCAGTATCAGATAACAACTCTGATGACAACCAACGGACAAGCACCATTTATTACATTGTTTATGTATCTTAATGAAGCACATAATCAGCAAGAGAAAGATGATTTAGCTTTACTTATTGAAGAAGAATTAAAACAGAGTCTTTTAGGTGTGAAAAATGAAGAAGGAGTCTATATTACACCAGCTTTCCCAAAAGTAATTTATGTATTACAAGAAGATAATATCCACGAAGGAGACAAGTATTGGTATTTAACTGAGCTCGCCGCTAAGTGTTCTATTAAACGATTAACACCTGATTACATTTCTGAAAAAATCATGAAAGAAATGAAAGATGGAAATTGTTATCCTGTAATGGGCTGTCGCTCGGCATTAACAGTATGGCATGATGAAAATGGCAATCCTAAATTCTATGGAAGATTCAATTCAGGAGTCGTCACAGTTTCTCTTCCAGATATTGCATTATCATCTGGTGGAGATACTAATGAGTTTTGGAAAATTTTTGATGAACGTACAGAGCTTTGTCATAAGGCTTTAAAGATTCGTCATCAAAGATTAAGAGGAACAAAATCGGATGTTGCTCCTATTTTATGGCAGAATGGAGCATTTGCAAGACTTAAAAAGGGTGAACCTATAGATAAGTTGTTATTTGGCGGTTATTCAACTCTTTCTCTTGGATACGCAGGATTATATGAATGTGTGAAGTATATGACTGGTCATTCCCATTCTGATGAAGGAATAGGAGAAAAATTTGGATTAGAAGTAATGCAAGCACTTAATGACAAATGTTCTAAGTGGAAGGTTGAAGAAAACATTGATTATAGTCTTTATGGAACACCATTAGAAGCGACTACGGAAAAATTTGCCAAGAAACTCAAAGAACGTTTTGGTGTAATCGAAGGTATTACGGATAAAACATATATTACAAATTCTTATCACATTCCTGTTTTTGAACATATTAATGCTTTTGAAAAACTTCGTATTGAATCAAAATTTCAAAGACTAAGCCCAGGTGGAAGTATTTCTTATATTGAGTGTCCTAACTTAGAGAACAATATACCAGCAGTTCTTGAGGTAATTAAGTTTATCTACAACAATAATATGTATGCAGAACTCAATACAAAGAGTGATTATTGTCAGAAATGTGGATGGAAAAATGAAATAAAACTCATTGATGAAAATAATAAACTTATTTGGGAGTGTCCTAATTGTGGCAATAGAGATGTTATGACGATGGATATTACTCGTAGAACTTGTGGTTATAAGGGTACAGCTCGTAATGGATGGAATCAGGGGCGACTTGGTGATATTCATGATAGAGTAAATCATTTAGATGATATTGAGATTGAGGAGGAATAACAAATGAGGTTTGCTAGTATGCGAGCCTTGGACATAAGCAATGGGGAGAACGTAGGAGTCTCCCTATTCGTTCAAGGGTGCGATAGACATTGTTTTAACTGTTTCAATCCTGAAACTTGGGATTTTAATGGCGGTAAGGAATGGATAGAAGAAACAAAAAATAAATTTTTAAAATTAATAGATAGACCATATATTAAGCGTGTTTCACTTCTTGGTGGAGAACCATTGGCAGAACAGAATCTTGATGACGTTTTATCTCTAATTAAGGAAATCCGCATTTCATTCCCTGAGAAAACTATCTGGCTTTATACGGGCTATAAATTATTTATCAACTATCCAGAGTCGCATAGACAACACAAGTACATACTGTCAACAAAACCTAATGCATTGACAAATATTATATATGACAATGATTTGTTCTTAAAAAAACAAGAAGAAGATAAAAAACGTAGCGAAATCATTTCTCTGTGCGATGTGGTTGTTGACGGCGAATATATAGATGAACAACGTGATATTGCATTGAAATGGCGTGGTAGCTCAAATCAACAAGTCATAGATGTTAGACAATCTCTTGCACAAGGAAAGGTGGTTTTATATTGTGACTAAACCCGAATTAAAACAAACAATGTATTATGCGCGAATAATCCCAAATCAACATATGTATGATGTATGTGATGTATTAATAAGAACAATCACAGATACATATTTTGTTGGTATGGATAAACGTACAAAACAAGCGTACATTTTCACATATGATTGTATAGATAAAACTATATTCTTCAATCGTGGAGAAGCATCAGAAAAAGTATTACACGAAGAACTAGGAAAGTAGGTGAAAACACGAGTTATTTATATAACAAATTCAAAGGAATATACAGAATTAAAGCACCGATAAATCCAGCAACAAATGACTTTAATCGTAAACTTAATGGGACTTATGAAGATATTGACTGTTATATTGACTGCCAATATGGGAACAAAATAACATACTATGGTAAATCAATTCTTCAAGCATATATCCCATCCCTAATACGAGGTCATAACATTCTCAAAGCAATTAATGAAATAAGTTCTTCTATTATATTTGATATAGAAGAAACTGATGAAGAAGTTCTATTCAAATTCAAATATGTTGATTCTGACAAAATAATTCCATTATTAAAACCTAGAACATCAGGTGCAAACATTAGTCCATTTAGCACGAGAAATTTACCTAAAAATAAAGGCTATAAAATACCAGGCGAAGACTTAAACCTTTACAAAGAAATCGTGGCTAAAATCCCTCCTGAACGCATTTTAGTTCTAACACATATTACGAATTCATATATTAAAACACTAGCCAACAGACGAAATCCAATGGACAAGATTAGAGCTGATATGAAGTTAAAAGGATTGTCAGGCAAGAATTATATACATTCAATCGGCAAGTGGAAAGATTATATTAAGTATATGGAGAAGAATCTAAATGAATTTTCGTAAATTATTTTGTAAACATGACTATGAAATTATGTACGAAAGAAAAAGAGAATTAATAAATAACAAAAGAATAATCACATATGCAGTTAAGTGTGTAAAGTGCGGTAAAGAGAAGAATAAAAATTTTGATATGAGAGGTAGTGTATGGAAATTATAACAATTATCGGAGTGGTTATCTTTATTGTTGTCTTCAAGGTTATATTAGGAAAACACAATAAAGAAATTAAAGAAAGTAATGAAAGAAAGAGAACAGGAAAGGATAAATAAGTATGAGTACAGGAATGTTTTTAATTGTCATTGGATTAATAGGTGTTACTGTTGGTATAGTATCAGCAGTATATGCAGTTGACAGAAGTAATAAACACGAAAAAGCAATATTAGATATGTATAGAGATTGTTCTAAGACAATGGAAATATGTAATTTAATATTAGACAACAACGAAAAGACATTAGATATGTGTGACGAAGTATTTAACAAGAAGACCGTTAAAATTAAGAAACTTAAAGATTCAGCCATTATTCCAAAAAGAGGTTCTAATGAAGCTGCTGGATATGATTTATACGCATGCCTTGATGAACCAATTACCATTGAACCACATACAACCGTTAAAGTTGGTACAGGATTATCTATAGAAATCCCAGAAGGTTATTTTGGTGGAATATTTGCGAGAAGTGGATTGGCTACAAAACAAGGTGTAAGACCTTCTAATTGTGTAGGAGTTTGCGATTCAGACTATCGTGGAGAATACATTGTAGCATTACATAATGATACAGATGAAGTAAGAACAATTGATGTAAATGAGAGAATTGCACAGTTAATTGTTTTACCATATTTAGCAATTGACTTTGAAGAAGTAGATAAGTTATCTGACACAGATAGAGGTTCAAATGGCTTTGGTTCTACAGGAACAAAATAGAAATACCACACCCATTTTTCAGAGTGTGGTATAAGGAAGGAAAATAAATATGACATAATACAAAAGAATAAAATTATTTAGATTGGTGCTTGTATTTGGCTATCATGTGGGTTATGTATTTTACTTTTTCATTACTAAGTTCAGGGTGTTTACAAATTAATATTGTTACTATTAATTTGAGACTTAGATAACCAAAGTAACATATCCCTGCGTAGCCTAAGATGTTTAAAATTTTAGTTAGAACTACTAACAATCCTACCCTCCCTTCTTTATAGTATTTTAAAAAGTTGGGAAATTTGTATTGTCCAGAACGGACTAGATATTTATTTCCATAATCGTACCAAACTATAAAATTGGTACTTCGTATGATATATAATATCAAGCATTCTGTCGTGCAATTGATTTGAGATACGATGACTCAAATACAGTTTGCTTGGTGTTATTTTATCATATTATTTAAAAAGATAAATAGAAATATAATATAAATTCATAAAAGGAGAGATGGCTTATTCGACAGGAATTTAAAGAAGGAAATATAAAAGTTATCATTGAAATTCCAACAGAAAATAACATTAATTACGAGAAACAAAAAAATGAAATAAAAAAAATAATGAACGATGAATTATTATTGAAAATAAAAAGATAAATAGATATAATCAAAGTGTATACAAAGATTTTTGTAATATTTGTATACACTATTTTTTATGCTTTAGAGGAGAATAGTTAAATGAAAAAGAGAGTAAGAATACTTTTGAGAGTAAGTTCAAATCAACAGTTAGAAGCAGATGGCGATTTGAGTGTACAGAGAGAAATTGTTTTAGATTATATTTCTAAACAAAATAATTGGAAGTTAGACAATAAAGAATATTTCGAGGGTAGTAATAGTGGATATAAAAACGCAGTCAAAGACAGAGATGTTCTACAAGAGGCTTTATTTGACGCAAAAAATAATGAATATGATATTCTTGTTGTTTATAAAGATGATAGAATTGGTAGACGTATGTGGGAGATCGGTTCATATGTAATGCAATTAAAATCATATGGCGTTGATATTTATACAACCAAAGATGGCTGTATATCGCCCGAAAATAATGATGTTATGGGACAGATGATGCTTGCATTAAGATATGGAAATGCTCAAAAAAGTAGTTCTGATACAGGACAAAGAGTTAAAGATACAGCCCAAAAATTGGTTAAACGTGGTAAGTTCATGGGCGGAAAAGCTCCTTATGGATATGAATTAATATTATCAGGTGAACTTTCAAAACACGGAAGAGCATTACACAAATTAAAAAAAATACCTGAAAAAGTTGAAGTCGTCAAGAAAATATATGATTTATCAATTAATAAAGAATTTGGCTCATCTAAAATTGCGAGAATTCTAAATGAAGATACCTATTATCATAGTTTAGCCCCAAAAGATGATTGGAAAAGTGGCACAATTACTTCAATATTAACTAATCCTATTTATTGCGGGATTACGGCATATAAGCGAAGAGAGAAAATTGATGGAAAATATCATTCTTTAGATTCACAAGACTGGATTTACGCAGAAGAAATAAATGAGGAAATTGCAATAATAGACAAAGATATTTGGAATGATATTCAAGAAAAAAGAAGCAATCGTTCAATAAAATATAGAAAAGATGTATTGAAAGAAAAAGGTGTAAATGTATTATTACGCAACGATGGAGAATTAGCGTTAATAGATGTTGCGTATTGTGGATATTGTGGAGGAAAATTAACAAATGGAAGTAAATACAATTATTGGACGTTAAAAGGAACAGGTGAAAAAAGAGCAAGTAAAATTCCTGCCTACAAATGTCAAACAGCTTGGGCGGGAGTTCCACATGACAAAACGAGAATGTTCAGAGCTGATAAAATTGAAGATATTGTTTTTAAATATGTGGCACAATATATTTCCGTTTTACAGGATAATTCTGAAGTATATGAAAAAATTCAAACAAATAATAAAAAAGAAAAAGAATCATTTA